CGTCCGGGCCGACCAGGGCCACCAGCTCGTCCAGCATGTCCGCGGTCCGCGGGTCGACGGTCACCCCCCGCCAGAGGGTCACAGCCCGCCGTCCGGTGGGTCGGTGTCGTCCGCGAGCGCGCAGGGTTCCCCGCAGACCCCGCAGGTGACGACGGCGTCAGGGCCCAACGTGACATAGACCGGCTGGGCCAGGTCGTGCAGCTCACACTGCTCGTTCTCACAGGTGGCGGTGGTCATCACTGCACCCCAATCGCGGTGTAGAAGAACTGGAACCCGCCACCGTTCTGGGGGTTCCCGTTGCGGGAGTCCCGCACGACGATGTTGAAGCCGGTGTTGCCGACGGTGCCGGCGTCGACGTACACCACCGGCGCGAAGGTCAGCCCGTTGGTGTTGCCCATCGTGACCACCACGACGGGTGCCGCTTTGAACCCGGGCCCGCTGAAAGTGATGGTGGCGACCCCGGACGGGGACAGGGTGACCACCGGGGACCCCGACTGGACACTGTTGACGTTCTTTCCCAGCATCAGGTCGTACCAGGTGCCGCCGGAGGACAGCATCTGGACCCGGTCGACGTCCATCAGGTAGGTGACGGCGCCGGCCTGGGGCAGCGGGAACTGGGCGGTCCGGTCGGCGGCGTTGGCGAACGCCTGCACCGACTGGTCCCATAGCGGGTTTCCCCAGGCGGCGGACTGGATGACCTGTCCGGGTGCGACCTGCACGCGGCCCTTAGTTGGCATGGTGATGTCCTCTCGTCATAGCGCCCACCGGGCGTGGTCCCAGGTCGCGGTGTCCCACCAGGCGCCGGCCCACCGGGTCACATCGGTGACGTACAGCTGCCCGGCGCACGTGTCCCAGCCGATTTGCACGTCCCAGCCGGCGATCTGCTCCAGCCAGACCCGGCCGCCGGGGTCGACCACCTGGAACGCCTGCCCGGGGTCCAGGCTGAACAGCACCCCCGGCACCCGGGTGTCCCCGGATATCAGCCCCAGGGTCAGCTCATGCGGGGCCGCGGACGGCCACGCCTGGGCGGCGACCACCAGCTGGGCGACGGTCAGGGACCAGCCCGGGTGGGTGGCCGTGTCGTGCTCCAGGTCGTAGCCGGCCCGGTGGGCCCGGTACCGGGTCACCGACCCCTCATCGACGGCGTTCTGGTAGGGCGGGTCGGTGCCGCCGGGTGGGGTACCACCACGGACCGACACCATGTTGACCACGGGGGCGGGGGCGCCGCGGCCCATGTCGACCACCTGCACGCCGGCCGGGAACGCGGGGGTGGGGCAGGCGACCAGGGCGCCGGTGATCACCTGGACGGTGGTCCGGCCGGTGGGTTTGTACACCAGACGGCCGGCCCGGTCCACGAACAACAGGGCCACGTCGGTGTCGGCCACCGTCAGCAGCTGCTCCCACGCTTTACCGGCCATGTCGGTGGCCACCAGGTGAACCCCGCCGGTAGTGATCGCGCGCCGGTCCGCGGGCCAGCGGGCGTAGTCCAGCCACCGGGTCACCCGGGCGGCCGCCGTTTCACCGGCGCCGACGGGCGCCTGTTGGGCGCCCATGAACGTGGCCAGGTCGGCGGTCGAGTCGGACGCGGTCACCTGCGCGGTCTGGGTGCGGGGGTCCCAGTCCCAGCCGGCGTCCACGGTGGCCCCGTAGAACAGTGGTAGCCAGGTCGGGTCCCCGGTCAGCCGCCACCGCCACCGGACGGCGATCTGGGGGCCCAGCAGGTCCGCATACGGGCCGCCCCACGGGTCCCAGTCGGGGCCGGCCAGGGTGAACGCACAGGATGCGGCCTCCCACCGGGTGGCCACACCCTGGTCCTCGGACGTGCCGGCGGCCAGCTGGAACGGGGCGACCACGTCACAGGTGACGTCGACCCAGTCACCCAGGGCGGTGTCCGGTTGCGCCCACACCGCGGTGTCCCACCGGCCCGCGTCCCAGACGCCGGCGGACGCCTGCCGGCCGATCCCTAGGGCCAGCTCGAGGTCGTACCCGTAGGCGGTGGTGGCGACCATCAGGCGGTCCGCCACGCGCTCGAGCCGGCGGACTCGTACCGGCGGATCATGGACACGATCTGCCGGCCTGTCTCGACAGGGTTGGCGGTCGGGGGGACCATGACCTGGACCACCACCCCGCCGGCCGTCGTCCTCCCCTGACCCGCGGCCGGCTGGGTGGCCGGGAACACGGTGGGGGCGGGCCAGCCGCCGGCCCCGTAGACGCCGACGGCGGGGACCCCGGCGATGGTGCCGGCGAGCGCGTAGCCGGCCGTCTGGGGGGCCGGGCCGCTACTGAACGGGTTCAGGCTGGACAGGTCAGGAATGTGGATTCTCGATATCCAGTCGATCGCGGACTGGACCCAGCCGACCAGGGTCTGGAACGCGCCGATCACCGGGTCAATGGCCGCTTTGATGTGGTCGAACACATCGCCGGCGGTGGACCGCAGCCACGACAGCGGGCCCTGGGCCTTGTCCCACAGGTTCTGCCACATGGGGATGACGGTCGACTGGAACCAGTCGACCACCGACCCGATAGCGGCCTTAATGCCGTTCCACACGGTGGTGACGACGGTGCGAAACGTCTCATTGTTGTTCCACAGGTAGATGATCCCGGCGGCCAGCAGGGCCACCACGGCGATGATGATCCCGATAGGGCCCATCAGGAACTTGAATGCCACCCCGAGCGCGTAGGTGGTGGCGGTCCAGATGATCTGGGCGGTGTTCGCTATCCCGGACGCGAACGCGAACGCGTACGTGGCGGCGGTGGACAGGATGATCGCGGCCTTGGACGAGACCTGGGCGAGTATCCCCGCCTCGGTGGCCACCCGGAACAGGATGGTGGCCCCTTCCACGGCGTCCAGGGCAACGGTGGCGGTGTCCAGGCCGGCGGCCAGCCCGTCCAGCCCCATCGCCGACGCGGCCTGCGCGAACGTGGACAGGGCGGTGGACGTGTCCCCGGAGTGCTCACCGAACGTCTGGACCCCTTCACCGGCTTTACGGGCCGAGCTGTCGACCCGGTCGGAGGCGCCGGCGACCTTGTCCAGCTCCGCGGCCGCCTTGTCGGCCCCCTCGGTGACGATGCCGACGGTGATCGTCTTGTCCGCCATGTCGTCACCTCATCCGTTTGCTAGGCAGGGCCCGCGGGTTGGCGCGGTCGATCCGGTCCGCCTGGTCGGCGAGGACATCCAGTGCGGTGGCCAGCACGCCGTCGGGTTCGTCCCACCAGTCCCGGGGTGAGGTTTGGGTGGCCACCGCCAGCTCAACAATCAGCCGGACCCGGGACCCGGCTGGGTAGGGTCCACGTCCGCGGTGTCCGCCGTCCCGTCGTCGCGGGTGGTCTGCACCTGCACGGCGTCCCGGACGAACACGTCCCACGGCGTTTTCGGGTCGATCAGCGCTTCCCGGGTCAGGGCCTTCCACGCCAGGAACGTCTGATAGAGCATCGGCGCGTCACTGGGCAGCGGCCATTTCCGGGCGGTGCGGGTCAGGTCGTAGGCGACCATGTCCCCGTTCGCGCAGGTGGTGTCGAACTGGCCACCGTCGGCCATCGTGACGTGGACGACGGGGTTGGCCAGGCGGGGACGGTCAGCCATGACCGACCACCGCCAGCTCCTGACCGACACCCCGGGTGATCAGGTCCAGCACCTGGGGCTGCGTCTGGTCCAGCGCGCGGGCCAGGTACCGGTACCGGCGTTCCTGGACGCCGGCGTAGGGGACGCCGGGGCCGCCGGCGGTGACCGTCGCCGACGTGTCGTCCGAGGTCGGGGTGACGGATCGGGCGAGCGCGCCGGACAGGACGGGGGCCTGGACGGCGCCGGCGATGGTGCGGGCGACCTGCGCGTACGTGTCGGCCATGCCGGTCCGCAGCCCGTCGGCGGCCTCCCGTAGCCCGTCCGCCAGCTCCGGGGCGCCTTTCGCGGTCACCGTCATGCGTCCACCAGCTCGTCCTGCCGCTGGTCGTCCGCGAGCGCGCCGGCGGTCAGGGTCGGTTCCCCGACACAGTCCCAGGTGGCGTCCGACGTCATGTCATCCCCGCCGGTGTCCCCGCCGACGTCCACCGGGTCGACGGTGACGGACCCGGTGACGGTGGCGCCGGCGTCGGTGTTCGGGACGAACTCGAACGTGGCCACCTGCCCGTGGTTGTCCCAGGACCAGAACACAAACCCGGCAGTGTCGGCCAGGTCCTGGTCGACGGTGAACGACAGCTGCGCGGTGTAGGTGGTGGACCCGGCTTTGACGTCCCCGCACAACATGCGCACGTCGTCGTCCTTGTTCTTGCTCCAGGCGACGACGCAGGCGGACACCTGGCAGGACGCGTCCAGGGGGGTGGTGGCCAGGGTGAAGATCAGCGTCCCCGGCCCGAGTTTGGTGGACTGCACGGTCATGACGGGGCGCCTTTCAGTACGCGCGGATGGGGCAGGTCAGGCGGCGGCCCGGTAACGGGTCCCCGCCGGCGACGGATGGGACGTCGACCGGGAACTCGTAGGTGGCCGGCCAGACGGCGGTGGTGGCGGCGACCAGTGGCCCGAGCGCGTCCAGCGCGTCGGGGCGGCCGGTGTTCGCCACCACCGCGGTCAGGTCGATGGTCGACGTGGACCCGGCCAGTCGGTTGTGGCGGATGGTGGGGGCGCCGACCAGGACGGCCGGCGGGTTCAGCTTCCGCTGGTCGGCGGTGGCGCGGATACCGGCCGCCTCGAGCGCGTCGATGACGGCCGCGATGATCTGGGAGGTGGTCGGGGTCATCAGCCGACCTGGACTCGCTGGTATCCGCCGATGCGCAGCAGCTGGTCGACGTCGGAGTCCCGTTGCGGCAGGTACACCACCAGGTCCGAGGACGCCTGGGTCCCGGACGGGGAGTTGCGGCGCCGGTAGTGCCGGGCCGCCAGCATGACGGCCCCCTGGAACGCGTCGGCCGGCCAGACGACGTCCGGGGCGTCCGGGTCCGGTTGGGTACTGGCCCACCGGACCAGCGGCAGGCGGGCCACCCACGCGTTGACGGCGGCGCAGACGTCGTCCAGCAGCGGCTGGTCCGCGACGTCGGGGGTCAGGGACAGCCAGGCGGCCACGTCCACGGCGGTGACCCCGCCCGACGTGTAGTCGGGCGGGGTGCCGGCGGTGGCCCGGGCGGTCACTTCTTCGAGCTGCTCGAGCTGCTCGCGCCGGCGGCCCGGGTGATGGTGGCGGTCGCCTTCACCACATAGGCGGGCTTATTGATCAGCGTGCCGGTGTAGCCGTGGACGGCCTCATCGATGCCACCCTGGGCGATGTTGAGCGCTTCGACGGTGATGGGGCCCTGCTCGTAGAACGTGGCGGCCCGCTTGTCCAGCCCGAGCACGCCGCCGGGGGGCAGGTCCCCGTCCAGGACGAACGTGACCCCGCCGGCGTCCCCGCCGGTGAAGCTGACCGACCCGGACAGCCACGACTGGGACGTGTTACCGGCCAGGGAGGACCAGACGTCGGACCCGACGAACAGGGACGACAGGCGGCCGCGGCCGGTGAAGTGACCGACCACGGCGGTGATCGCGGACAGCCCGTCGGTGAACGCGGCGCCGGCGTCGGTGGCGCCGGCGACCAGGTAGTTGAGGCAGTCCAGGTCGGTCTTGGTCCGGTAGTCGTCCCGGGCGGTGGCCAGCAGGTCCGCGATGATCTCCGCCGACCCGAGGTCCACGAACTCGCGGGCCACGTCCACGCCGCCGGCCCACCGTTTCGCCGACGCCGTGCCGATGACGGCCTTCGGGACCGAGGTGGGGATCGCGGTCTTGTCGCCGGCCCACTGGGCCACCGTCATCCCCGGGGACCAGACGAACCCGTTGATGGTCAGCCCGGTCAGCGGCCGGGGGCCGGTGATCGCGTCGACGTGGATGCGGGGTTGCGGGTCGTCGGTCCACAGGTTCCCGACCCACATCGGTTGCAGGATCGCGCCGGCTGACGCGGGGGCGGTGGTCACGTCGGACAGGGCCGCGTTCAGCTCCGCCGTGGTGATCTGCCCGCGAGCGCGGGCCGCGATGACGTGGGCCGCCTCGAGGACGGTGGTCACCCCGCGGGGGCGGCCGGTGGTCGGGGTGGGGCGGGCCGCGCTCGCGGCCGGCCCGGATGCCGCGGTGGCGGTGGTGGTCATGTCGGGGTCCTCTCCCGGGGTGGTGGTGATGGTGTCGGGGTCGTGCTCGTCGTCGGTGTCGTCGTCGTCGTCGTCGGGGTCCCCGCCGTCCGGGTCCGCCTCGGGGGGCAGGGGTTGCGGCGGGTCCACGGTGGGGTGGACGTCGGGCTGGTCGGTGGCGCGGCGGGCGGCGGCGACCTGGGCGATGCGGGCGGCCTGGTAGGCGGGGACGGGGACCTGGGCCACCGCGGTCAGGTCGGCGCCGGTGATGGTCTGCCCGTCGAGCTCGAGGTCGTCCAGCTCGACCGAGAACGCGTCCCGCAGACCCTCGGTCGCTTCCAGCAGGGCCTGGTTACCGTCGTCGGTGGCGCCGATCCGGAACGTCATGATCAGCCCGTCCGCGGTGTCCGATGATGCGAGCGCGTAGCCGACGGGCCTGGACCGGTCGTGGTCCCGCAGCAGCTTGACGGTGCGCAGGTTGTCGGGGACCCGGACGGCGCCCGCTTTCACGGTCAGCCGGCCCGCGGACGTGTTGCCGGGCTGCCCGTACGGGACCACCACCCCGGTCATGGTCCGGGCCTGGGTGTCGGCCGCGAGCGCCTGCGCCGGGGTCGTCATGGTCACACGCATGTGGTTCTCCTAATCCGATACCGGCGGACCGGTGGGGTTGCCGACCAGGGCCTGGAAGTCGCCGGCCTGGAACGCGACCCGCTGCCCGCGGGGGACGACGTCGTCCAGGGACAGCCGGCTGGTGACGGCGGCCATGTACGCGGCCAGCCCGTAGTCCACGGCCTGCTGGTTGCGGCCCTGGGTCGTCTCGTAGGTCAGCGACGCGCCGGCGCTGGACGCGTCGACCAGGGCCGCCGGCAGGGACGCGATACGGGCCATGTCCACCGCGCTGGCGTTGCGGCCGTCGATCAGCAGCTGCTGGGCGTCCACCGGGTGGACGCGGGCTTCGACGGCGGCGTTGGTGTAGAGCACGCCGTTGTTCGATGCGAGCGCGTCCCGGGCCCGTTTGATCAGCGCCGATATCTCGTCGTCGGTCAGGACGTCGGCGGTGGTCTGGTGCAGCTCGAGCTTGAACGGGACCCGGGCGGCGTCGGCGGCCTGCGCGGACAGGGCGGCCGCGGTGCGGATCGCCACCTGGGAGGTGACCAGGATTCCCTCACCGAACCCGGGAATGAACACCAGGCTGTCCTGGTCCACGTCCCGTTCGTCGATCAGGAACCGGCCGGCGTCCTCATCGATGGTCCACCGGTAGTAGGGGACCCGGGTCAGGGTCAGGAACTCGCGGCCGTCGGCGGCCCGGTCCCCCCGCCACAGCGACCCCTCGAAGAACAGCAGATCATCGATCGTCCAACACATCCGGTGGAACGGGGACGACGTGCCGTCGGTGCGGGTCGTCCACGACGGTTGCGGGTCCACCACCTGGTCATCCCGTAACGCCTGCAACGGCATCCGGCCGATGGTGGAACACAGCAGGTCCCGGGCCCGTTTGAGCGCCGGAATCCCCAGGGCCCGCTGCCGGTCGACCCACCCGAAGTCGGCGAGCACGTCCGGGCCGAACACGTCGGACCACCACAGCTGGGCCAGCTGGGACCCGTCACCCCACGACGGCGGCGCCGCGATCCCGGTGCGGTGGCTGTAGGTGTCGGGCGGGTCGTAGTCCCCGTCGAACCCCAGCCACCGTGACGTCGCCTCCCAGAACCCCATCAGCCGGCGGCGTTCATCCGGGCGGTGGCCCGTCGGGCGGCGACATAGGCGGGGGTCGACTTCCGGGGCCGGAACTGGGCTTCATGGGCGACCTGGACGTGGCGGGCGGCGGCCCGGTTGTCGGTCAGCTCGCGGAACCCGCACGGGCAGACCACGACCACGGCAGTGCAGGACACGTCCGCACGGGTCCGGTGGTCCACAGGTCCCAGGGTCCGGGCCGGGGGGGTGACATTGGCAAGCATCCCGGCCGTGTGCGGGCCCGTGTCGCACGATCAGGGCCCTACCCGTCTCCCAGTGACCGATCGGGGGGTGCGGCCGTCTACGGGGCGCACAGGGCCCTTAGAAACTACTCGAACATCAGTTCTATCCGCCGGCGATGACGGGCCGGCCGACGGGGACGGGGGCGTGCAGGGCGCCCCAGCGGGCGGCCGCGAGCGCCCGCAGCGCGTCGATGGGGCCGGCGGACCCGCGGACACTGAACGCGATCCCGCCGTCACCGACGGGCCGGGTCGCGGCCGCGGCGACGGCGTCGTCCAGGTCGGGGTGGGGGCGGACCCGTAGGACGCCGGCGGTCAGGTCGTCCAGCAGGGTCCCGGTCGCGTTCGCGGTGTCCTGGTCGGTCATCAGCAGCAGCGGCGGCCGGCCGACGGTCAACGGGTCGTCGCCGACCTGGAACGCCCCGGTCAGGCGCAGCTGGTCGGCCAGGACGCCGGTGGACCCGCGCGAGCCGACGGCGACCGCGGACCGCCACCGGCCGGCCAGGGCGGCCAGGCGGCCGGGCGCCCAGTCGACCCCGGGCCGCCGGTCGACCAGCTCGAGGTCTCCGGCCCGGGTGCCGGCCACGATCGTGGTGGCGGCCCGGTCGGCGGCGACGTCGACCCCGAACGTGACCGGGGCGCCGGCGGGCATGTCGACGGCGGTCTGGGCGGCCAGCCATAGGGCGGTGGGGATGGTGTCGGGGGCGGCCAGCCTGGTCCAGATGCCGGCGTACTCGCGGATGAACGCCGCTTCCCCTTCTGCGAGCGCCATGCGCAGGGCCGCCGGTGTGGTCAGCCCGTACGCCAGGCCGGGGTGCCAGCTCGACCAGGCGTCCTGGTCGAGCGGGTCGACGTGTTCGGGGCAGCCGTAGTCGAACAGGGCCACCCCGGGGTCCCCGGCGATGCCGCGGCGCAGGTACTGGGCGGCGTAGACGGATGCGTCGGTGCCGGCGGTGAACACCACCCACAGCTGGCGGCGGGTGCGGGTGGTGAACGTGGGGGTCACGGTGCGGGTCAGGGCGGCCCCGGTCAACGCGTCATGCTCCTGCGCCTCATCGTTGACCACCATGTCCAGGGCCGCGGACCGCAACGCACCGTCCCGGGCCGGGAACGCCTGCCAGTAGGACCCCTGCCGGCGCCACACCACCGCCTCGGTTCCCCTCGAGCGCCGTAGTTTCATCAGCCGCAGCATGGCCGGGTTCCGCTCCAGCTCCAGGAACCAGTCGGCGAACCGGTCAGACGTGATGGTGCCTTTATGGGTGGAGTACCGGACCCGGTAGTCCCGGTATGCGCGGCCGCGGCCCAGGGCGACGTCGTAGGCGGTGGTCGTCTTCCCGGACTGGCGGGGCAGCTGGACGGCGACCACCGGGTACCGGTACGTCCCGTCCGGGTTCAGCTCCCCGGCGACGTCGGCCATGAACCGTTGGTACGGCTTCCACGGCCGGCCCTGCATCGCGGCGATCGCGGCGCCCAACATGCCGTCACTGGGATAGCGGCGGTCCCTCGGAGTCCAGTGTCGTGGCGGCGCGTGCTCGTGCCAGCTCGTCTGCCAGCTCGCCGGCGATCGCATCTCT